CAAACCGGACGTACCGGTACAGCACCAGCGCAAATGGGTGAAATCCAAACGCAAGACCTATAATGGCAGACAACTTAACAACTCAGCAGCAAGTAGACCGACGAGCCAGTGCAATTCGTGCTCGTGAATATTTGGATATGCTCTCTCTAAACGAGGGAGATATTCCAAATGTTTACAAGGACACTAAAGGAAAGAGCACTATCGGCATTGGCTTTAATCTTGATGACAGCGCAAATCAAAAGTTTCTCAAAAAATCCGGCATTAATCGGAATGAGTTGATTAATGGGAGGCCATTGAACAGCCAAGAGAAGTATACGCTTTACAACCATAGCCTAACTCAGGCTTTCACGGATGCTCAAAAGTTTGACTCCAGGTTTGCTTCTCGCCCCGAAACAGTGAAGAAAGCTATTGTTGATATGTCATTCAACCTAGGGTTGACCAAGCTTAACAAATTCAAAAAAATGAAAGAAGCTTTAGAGGTTGACGATTATAGCACTGCCGCTGATGAAATGGTGGACAGTGATTGGTACAAGCAAGTCAACACGCGAGGCCCTAGGACTGTTGGTTTAATGAGATCAGCATCTAAATAATATGAATATTACAGAAAGCATTTCTAACCTTCAAAACCATGAGTCGTTTGCACACTTTGCGCAGATGATTCATGACTTGCGAGAAGAGACAATCCAAGAACTACATGATGCGCCCGTAGACAAGCTACAGCAGGTCTCAGGGCGTCTCATCACCTACGATCAGGTGCTGCACCTTGCTGGATGGGAAAGCCTCCAGAAGCGGCATTTAAATCGAAAGTAACCATTGTGCTATAATGCACAACATAGCTGGCGCTCGGCGTTAATGAGTGGAAAAATAAAATGACAGACGAAATCGTAACTGCGAACTCTGACGCAGATCAAACCTCAGTGGAAAGTACAAATATGTCAGTCGAGGACTTTGCCCTTCGACGCCTAGGTGAACCGCCGCAGAAGCCTCAGGACGAACCTGAAGCAGTCGAGCCAGAAACCGAGGAGGAAGAAGAGCAGATTGAAGAGGTTGAACTCCCCGAAGAAATTGAGGAGGAAGCCCCTGAAGAGTCCGTTCTTTCAAAGTTAGACTTGGACGATATGTCCGAAGAAGACCTGCGTGAACTAGCAGATAAGCTAGGAAGTCGTGCTGTCGCTCGTTTCGGCGAACTGACAGCCAAGCGCAAATCAGCTGAAGAGCAACTTGCAGCAATGCAAGCCAAGCAAAAAGAACAGGTAAACCCGCTAGAATCCAGCAAGAAGGTAGACAATAACCCCTTTGGCAATCTTGAGACTATCGAGAAGCTACAGGAAAAATCTTCCGAAATTGAAGGCATTGTAGAATGGGCTGAAGATGTTCTTTTTGAAAGTGATTCTTATGCCGCTGATGATGTAGTAACAGAAATCAACGGCAAAGACATGACTAAGGCTGATGTTCGCGAGGCACTCCTACAAGCCCGTAAGGCTCAAAAGGTATTCCTTCCTGACCAACTGAAAAGTGTTCAAGCTCAAAACCAAGCAGAGGAATTAACCGCTGTTTTTGGAAAGCAAGCTAAAGAAGAACTTCCGTGGTTAGAAGGAGAAGACAATGACCTTCGCAAGCAATACGAAGCAACAATCGGCGACAAGCGTTTTAGCAATTTAAAGAGAGTCCTGAAAAAGGAAGCTCCTGAAGTTGCTGCTCAACTCGATTACTGGTTTGCTCACGCAACTAATAGCATCTATGGACGCAAGCCCGTAGAGGTTAAAACATCCTCTCCAAAGCTTAAACCGCCACGGAACGGTATGCCTTCTTCTGCCAAATCAGAAAAGCCAACTACGAAAACAGCCAAGGCTCTTAAAGAACTAGAGTCACGGTTTAAAAAGACTGGCAATCCCAACGATTTCGCCGCCCTTCGCAAAGCAAAAATGACACTCAGATAATATACTATTATGGCTCAATTCTCTAATACTTACGATCACTCAAACAACGTCGGTTCCGGCGTTTCTAACCGCGAGGATCTCATGGACGTCCTCACTATTCTTGCTCCCGAAGAGACTCCTATTCTCTCCTCGGCAAACAAGAAGAAGGCTAACTCGACTTACGTCGAATGGACTGTAGATGCTCTTTCGGCACCTACTACTGCTGGCATTGGTGAAGGCGACGATGTTGCTACATTCACTGACAAATTCTCTGGACGTGCTCGTCTTGGTAATTATGTCCAAAAGTTCCGCCGCGACTTCATGGTATCGGATCTCCAAGAAGCTGTTGACTCTGTTGGCCCTGCCAAGATTGCACAAGCTGAAGCTAAAGCAATTCGCGAACTGAAGCGTGACATTGAGGCAACTCTTTGCTCGGGCAATGACCGCGCTGTTGAAGATGGCACAAACCCATACAAGCTTCGCGGCTTGGGTAGCTGGATTGACGCTGGTGCCACAAACACTGACGTCCCTGCTGCGTTCCGCACTCCTGCTGGCAACATCCACGACACTGGCGCATTTGGTGAAACTGAACTGAATGACATCATTACATCGGCATTCCGCGTTACTGGTTCTAACAACAGCTTGATGCTTGTTGCTGACACAGCCCTTCGCCGCACCGTAAGTGACTTCGCTCGCGTTGTTGACACAGGTGTTAACGATATGCGTCAAGTAAACTATGATGGCGGTTCTGCTGACATCAAGGTGAGTGTCGATCTCTATCAGAGCGACCACGGCATCGTTTCGGTTGTTAACATGAATCCTGACTGTGCTCCAGACACAACTAACAAGGACACCGGTTACCTAGTTAGCCCTGAGCATATCGGCATCCACGAGCTTATCCCTATGGGCAGCACACGTCTACCTAATCAAGGTGGCGGTGAGCGTGGTTTTGTAGACTGCGCACTAACCCTTGGTGTTTACCACCCAGGTGCCTTCGGTAAGATCACTGCACTAGCTTAGTCTTGACACTAAGGGGGTGACACACATAGGTAGTGTCACCCCCTTTTTTTATATGAATATCATTACCCCTAACATTAAACGCTATTCGGACGGTGAGATTGACCGTGCTTTTATGCGTGAAATTCAGACTGGCTTTAAGCTTGAGAAGCAGACCGAGAGTCAGCGTATAGATCAAGCTGTAAAAGAGGCGAGTGAATTAAAAGGTAAAGTGCATCCAGTCTTAGGACGTCCCATTGCAACTATGCCTGCTCGTGAGTTTTTTAGACTCACGTCAAAATATGGACATGACGAAGTTCATTCCAAAGAATTTATTAAACACTTCCAAAAGAATTTCTCGGAACTCACGCCCAATAAAATTTAATGCAGAACAAGACATACACTGACCTACTTGCGCTAGTCCAAGCACTAATTGGAGCAGGAAGCCTTACTACGGAAGAGCAAACTAACATCCTGCATTTAGTTAATCGCCGAGCGCACCAAGCTTATCAAGAATCGCAAAGTTGGCCTCGCTACCTCGTAGCTGGAGAGCCTCGCACTGTTGAGCCTGGTCAGATCATTCCTTACTCAGAGGATAGCTTTTATGTATTTGGCGCTGGGTCGGGAGAGGCTGATGGTTTGTACACATTGAGTGCAGACGATTTTAATTCTCACGTAGTGTACGAGAAGGCAGATGGAGAGTTGCTCTATTTTATTCGCCGTGAAACACATGGCGCTCATAATACTTGGCACATTGTGCAGGCTGATAGCGCAACGCAATCTACAGCTAACAAATACCTTTATAGTGACGGGCAGAACGGAAGTGCTCCAGATGAAGCTGGATGGTCTGTAGATGACGATGGCTTGTCTCCAGCGCCTAGGCTGTCCGACCTTTCGCCCATTGGTGAATTTATTCGCATACACAAAACTAAACCTTTTCTAAACAATTCATCTGCCGAGGTTAACTTCTATGTGGATCTCAATGGTGCAAACGTAATGAATGCGAATGGCTTGTCCTCTAGCCATGCCTATGTGACATACAAGAAGCAGTTCTTGACGTTTACCATCTCGTCTCAAGACATCCCGGAAGAATGGTTTCATTTTATGGCTCACGGAGTCTATGCAGATTTCCTCCGCGTCCAAGACAAGCAGCAAGAAGCTATGGCTGAAGAGCAGGTAGCTCTCACTTATTTAACATCAGAGCTAGAGAAAATCGACAATCGCTCTAACAATAACAACATCATCAATAGATTCTCAACGTACGTCAACCGACAGTCACGTTAAACCCTTGTGATATAATACGAACATGAAGTCCAGAAACAACGCCCTTGAATTTTCTACTGTAGGCTCTGAAGTACTTAGCGCCGCAGACGCTGTAACAGGCAAACGCTACGGTGCCTTACAGGTGATTAATGACGCCACCATTGCCTCTATGACCTCTGGTACAATCATTAACAATAGTGGTCTTGTTGGCATCCCACTGATTGCTGGCACTGTTATTTATGGTGAAATTTCTGCCATAACTTTGTCCTCTGGCGTTGTTGTAGCTCACAAATACTAGTATGCACCTAAGCCTTAGGAATAGCCTTGGTAAGACCTTGCCAGCTTTTATAAAAGATCCGGTAAGCACCTTTACTTATGTTAGCCCAACTGAGTTTAACTACTTCCAATTAGACGGCGAATCCGTATATCTACGCCCCGTTAAGTGGTTACTTGAAACTGGCTACTGGGTAGATACTGAAGTTTGGTATGACACTAAGTCCTGGGTTGATTAAGGAATAAAATAATATGACTACACCAATTGACAATGGCGAATCCGGATCATCGGTACGCGCAAAACTAAATACAATTATTGCCCAGGTTGATGCTCTCGAAGCAGGAGGAGGAGGTTCCATGTCTGGTTCCCAAATCAAGACTGCCTACGAGGGGGAAGCTGATACAAACGCATTTACAGACGCCGAAAAAGCAACCCTAGCTCTCCAGTCAGGTACGAACACAGGTGACCAAGACCTCTCAGGTTACCAAGTGCAACCCTCCGAGGGTGCTTTCGTTAATGGCGATAAGACCAAGCTTGATGCAGCAGTGCAGAGCACCACGATCTCTAGTATTGTTAGCTTAACACAGGCGGCATATGATGCCCTAACTCCTGCCTCCACTACCTTCTACGTAATTACAGACTAAGATGCCTGCCTCTAAATCCAGTAAGTTCTGTCTAGGAAGCATCGAGGTATCTAAGATTTACTACGGCATCAATGAAATCTACACCAGTGCCGTGGATGGTATCCTCGACCTTTTCACCGATCCCTATGTTGCATACAGCTGCCGAGACCTAGGCAAGGCACGTAGCGCATTCACATCCATCGGCGACACAGGCACACAATCAAGCGATA